ATCTTGAGTAAATGACCTACCAATTACAGAACCTGTTTGGAAGAACATGTTTAAAGCTTCTTGTGGATTATAATTAGTTCCATTGCCTAAGTCAACTTCTGCTAAACCATCTGCATCTAAATAAACACCATCTGGCACTAATCTAGACATTACTTGTTGTAGTTTAAGATGTGTTAATTGAATCATATCAGCAAAACCAGTAATACGTTTTACTAAAGAATCTATTTTACCATCGTAAATTCTTGGTGCTACTATAGAGTAATTCATTTTAACTTTGGTAAAATTACTTTTAGGACGCATCATGTTTTTTGACATTTCCCATTTTAATAATTTATTAGTACCTAAAATCAAAGCTCCATCATATAAAACTTCTACTGATTTTGATAATTTTGAATAACCACCTTCTTTATCTTTTGGTGGATTAAAAGTATCATCTTTAGGTATAATTTTATCAGCACCAGTTCCAGTTTCTTTTACTTTATAAACCTCGTTCATATAGGTTTTATAATTAAAATATAGTACTTGTATTTTATTATTGTCTTCTTTATTAGTAGAATATGAGTTGTTGTGATTGTTTTTATGAAAAGATTTATTTTTCATTATATCCTCAAGATCACTTTCTGTTAATTGAGGAAATTGTTTTACTAATTCATTTGTTGGTATTGTTTTAACTTCTCCAACATAATATATATCATCAAAATAAGGGGAGTTAGTGTAAGAATAAACTAGATTTGCTGGATCAACATAATCTATAGTAACACCTTCAGAAGTATTAAAAGAAGTTTTAACAGCACCAATACCAAGAACTGTTAAATCATAATAAAATCGTTTTTTGATTAACTCGTAATTATTACCTTCAAAAAGAACATTTAAAGCTTGTTCTTCAGCCAACTCTACAGCTTGCTTATAATTAAGCTGCATATGTAATCCTAATTCTTCTTCTGTATCGGGTAAAGTTTCTACGTCGTTTTCAGCTAAAGGTATACCAAAAGCTTGTTTAGAAAATTCATCTAACTCTCTAGTTCTCATATCGGCTAGTATAGACTCCATGTACTTTGTTCTTTTACTAACGCCGTACTGATCTTGGGAAAAAGCTTTTATATCATATGTTCTTTCAGCTATACCGTTAACTACTATATCTACAAACTTAGGTATAATTGGAACAGGCGTCCAGTCTAAATTTAAATAGGACAAATCACCGTTTATAGATAACTCATCCTTATATTTTTGTACAGATTGTTCGCCTCTTGCGTACAATCTTAGACTATGGAAATTACTATGATTATTTCTATATCTATTGTTATTCCTATCATCATTAAACCATTCTGACTCTATAGCTTTCGCTACTTTTAAACCATATTCTTCAGTGATTTTTTCAGTATCACTAACAGTTTGACTCGGGAAATAATTTATTATAACAGACTCTGCCATATTTATTATTTGATTATTTTAGACATATTACCAGTATTTTTATACTTTGATATGTTTATGTTTAATTTAGGTTTTTCTATTTTTACGTTTGGAGCATATAAATGTCTATTGTTAGCCATAATAGCTAATCCAGAACTTATAGATGCATCGAATTTTGTTCTTTTATTTATATCAAACTTTGCCCAATCATTTAATAAAGCGTTAAAATATAAATCTCCAAACGTTCCGTCTTGTTTTATACCCACGTGATCTTGTATATACATCTCAATCGCTGCTGCGTGAGCTTGTTTTATGTCTTCACTTGAGTTTGGTATACCACCAACTTCTTTTTCTGCAACGGATAATTTATTCCATACTTTATCCGGTCTATTCATACTAAACCCTCTATAACCTCTTCTTCTAAGATAATAAAGTAATCTAGGTTTATTATTCTCTGCTAATATTGGCATTCCGTAAAATACTAACGCCATTAGAACGTCTTCAAAAAATATTTCTGCCGTAGGTGGTCTTGATAAGTATTCTAAAAAGAAACTATTCGCAGGAGCGTCCTCCATACTAAACCTGGTTAAGCCGTGTAATGCTCCTTTAGATCCTTCTCCATCTACGGTACCTGATATATCATAAGAGTCGCAACCAAACGCTCCCATGTGTTCATTACCAGGATATCTCACACCATTC